CAAAAGGATTCTCCAGAAGCGTTAAGAGCAGTAGGAGAAACAGTCCTAAATAGAGTTAATGATAAAACTTATTCGTTTAAAAATTTAAGTAATATAAAAGATGTTTTAAGAGGTAGAACAACTAGAGGTTCTGGTATGTTTGCATATGATGGTCTTGAGCCTACAAATTTAAAACCTAGATTAAAAGACATGCTTAACAACCAAGATTGGCAAAAAGCACTTGACGCAGCGGATATGGCATTAGACATGTCCCCTGATAGAGAAAAATTTAAACTTAGAGATGATGTGTTTACCTACGGGAAAAGAGGTTACGCATCAGATAAATTAAACGCAAATTTGCGAAACGAATACTTTACTACTATAGGAGATCACGATTTTTATAGCAGAACTCCTGAAAAGGGTGGGTTTATAAGTACAGAAACTATGGGACAACCCAAAGAATACTACACACAAAGCCCATACAAAAAACCTATCCCCGTAAGAGAAAGTGTATACCAATAAGAATTAGTCAGCTACCCAGTACTATCTGGCCCTGACATCCGAAGCAGCTACCCACAGCCATGTGGCACTGCAATATATGAGGTAATAACAATGGCAACACAAGTAAAAGGTGCGAGAGCAAACAAACCCAATGACTCCTTTGGAGTAATGAACGATCCTAATGTCTATAGAAACAAATACCGAGAGGATGTTTATAAAGATGAAGAGGATGAAGTAGAAGCAAATGCAGAACAGGATGGCACTTCGCAAGAAGCTACCCAACCAGAAGGATTTGTGGAAACTAAACAGGAAGAGAGTCCTGAACACGACTACAAAAAACGTTATGATGATTTAAAAAAGCATTATGACAATAAACTTCAAGAATGGAAAAGTGAAAAAGAAGCTATAAAGACAACTGCCGAGCAGATGAATTTAGACCCTTCAATTAAACTTCCTAAAAGCCCAGATGAACTAGAAGAGTTTAAAGGCAAGTATCCAGACGTATATGCAGTAGTGCAGACTGTAGCGGCAATGCAAGCTCAAGAACAATCTGAAGGTTTAAAAAAGGAACTTGAAACTATAAAAGGTCGTGAAAAGGACATGGAAGTTCAAAGTGCTTACAAAATATTAACTGCGTCACACCCTGATTTTAATGAAATTAGGAGTGATGAAAAGTTTCTTTTGTGGCTGGATGACCAACCTAAATCGCTTTCTGAGGGTATCACCAAAAATAACACTGATAGCAAATGGGCAATCAGGGTTCTTGACCTTTATAAAGCCGACACTGGCTTAAAAACTAAATCTAATAAATCTAATGCGTCTGCAGCAGAGTCAGTTAGAACGCCAAGTTCTAGAGAAGTTCCAACTGATAAAAATGCAAACAAAAAGATTTGGAAGATGTCCGACATCGCCAGACTGAAATCGTGGGAGTTTGAGAAACTTGAAAAAGATATCGACTTAGCACGAGCAGAAGGGCGAATAACCCAATAACTAACCTCAAATAGAGGAAGGATACTATAATGGCTTTTACTACAAGTTCAGGGTATGGAAACTTACCGTCAGGTAACTTTGCACCCGAAATTTTTAGCCAAAAAGTTCTTAAGTTCTTCCGTAGAGCTTCGGTGGCAGAAGATATTACTAATACCGACTATACTGGCGAAATCGAGAACTTTGGCGACACTGTCAAAATAATGAAAGAACCAACACTCACTGTTACTCCGTATCAGAGAGGTTCTGTCATTAACCCTCAAGACTTATCCGATGATCAAATAACTTTGATTGTTGATAAAGCAAATGCTTTTGCATTTAAAATAGACGACATCGAAGAGAGACATTCTCACATTAACTTTGAAGCGTTAGCAACTTCTTCAGGTGCTTATTCTTTAAAGAGAAAATTTGATGCCAACATTCTTCAGAATATGTCTGATGCTGCTGGTATTGGAGCTTCTGCAGTGGCAGGGACAACTTTAACAGTTACTGCTGCAGCTGGTGATATAGGAACAGCTAATGCTCCTATCAATGTTGAGACAGACGACAATGGTATCAATATGATGCTTGCGATGGCTAGACTCCTCGATGACCAATCTGTTCCAGAAGAGAACAGGTGGTTTGTTGCTCCTCCGATATTCTATCAGAAAGCTTTCCAAGCTGGAAATAAAATTTCTGAAATAAATATCACAGGCGATGGCACTTCTCCTTTGAGAAATGGTCTTGCAATAGTCGGTACTTTAGCAGGCTTTAGATGTTATAAATCTACAGCTTTAAATAGTACAGGTGGAGTTGATCAAGTAACATTAACAGATGGCTCAGCTACACTAGCTGTAGACGCTTCTGAGAATGTTGTTCTTGCAGGTCACATCTCAGCTATGGCTACAGCGTCTCACATCGCTAAGACTGAAGTGGTACGTTCAACTGAATCATTCTCTGACGTTATTCGAGGATTGCATGTTTTTGGAAGAAAAGTCCTAAGACAAGAAGCAATTGTTCGTGGCGTTATAGATTTCGCATAAGGAGGATACTTAATGACTACTTTCGACTTTACTACCATTGGTGGTGGGACTGTAGGGCATCCTGCTCATGCCCTTAGACCGTACATTGTGCAGTCTAAAATCTTTGACTCAGCAGACGAAAACCTAGCACAAAACGACATCGTTAAGATGATTGACCTGCCTGACAACTCCATCGTTCTTGGTGGTTGTTTGGATGTCTTGGAAGCTGGTGGTTCTAGTTTGGTGTTTGATGTAGGTACATCTGCTGACATTGATGTCTTCTGTGATGGCGTTGATGGAAATGCCGATGCCATCTACAACTTTCTTCCTAAAGCAGGAGGTATCAATATTGTTATTGCTGCCGATGCTATCCAAGTTAAAGCTTTGGGTGCAGCATGTAGTGCAGGTAGATTCAGAGTTATTGCTTTGATTGCTGATTTTGGTGATCCAGAGCTTACAGTGGCTCAGACTGCTTCAGTTAGAACTGGTGTCTAATAATAACTAAACTTGAGAGGGCAGGGCAACTTGCCCTCTTAACAATATAGGGGTAGCTAATGGGAGGTATGAAAGGTCATACAATTGGAGGGGGGCATAAACGCCCAACCAACAAAGGTGCAGGTATGACAGCCAAAGGTGTGGCTAAGTACAAAAAAGACAATCCCGGAAGTAAACTAAAGACAGCAGTAACAGGAAGTCCTAAAGCTGGTAGTAAAGATGCCGAGCGTAGAAAGTCCTATTGTGCTAGAAGCTTAGGTCAAATGAAGAAGTTTCCTAAAGCAGCAAAAGACCCTAACAGTCGCCTGAGACAGGCTAGAAAAAGGTGGAAATGTTAAGAGCAATCAATTTTAAGTTATTTAAATTATTTAACAGAATAGGCAACAGTTTTTACAGACGATACGTAAATGAGTTGCATAGGAGTCAAGGGAGAGTATAATGTTTGGTGCATTAATAGGTCCTATTGCTAATCTAGCTTCAAGCTGGATGAACAGCAAAGTTGAGAAAGTTAAAGCTGACGGGCAAGCTAAGGTAGCCCAAGCTAGAGCTAAAGCAGTTGTTGCAGAGAAAGTAGCAACAGGTGAAGTCCAATGGGAGAAGTCTATGGCAGACGCTACAGATTCAAGCTGGAAGGATGAATTTGCTTTAGTTGTCCTATTAGCTCCAGCGATTTTAGTCTTCATTCCCAGTATGACTGAGTACGTTAGGATAGGCTTTGAAGTTCTTAATACACTTCCTGAATGGTATCAGTATCTTTTGTTTATAGCAATTAGTGCATCGTTTGGAATTAAGGGGGCAGGAGCAGCAATGAAAATTATGGGGAAAAAGTAATGAAGGGCGTAAAGCATTATCTAAAGAATGGAACGTTGTATACAGGTGCATCACACAAGATGAAGGATGGCACTTTGCATACTGGCAAAACTCACACTAAGACGAGCAAACCTTTATCTCACATGAAGGACTTATCTAAAACAGCACAAGCTAAAGCAAAGAAGGGTTAAAGACAATGGCAGTAGGAACACACAAAACTAAGTCTGGTAAAACAGCTAAGAAGGGTTTGTATTACAACATTAACCAGAAGAAGAAGGCTGGTGACAGTGCTACTAAGAAGAAGTCAAGTATATCTCCTAAAGCATATGCTAATATGCAAGCAGGCTTTCCTAAGAAAAAGAAAAAGGTTTAACAATGAAATACGATGCTGATGAACTAGTCAAGATGATTGCCTTACATGAAGGTCTACGACTTAACGTCTACCAAGACCACTTAGGTATAGATACGGTGGGAATTGGCAGAAACTTGCAGGATAGGGGTATCACAGACGGTGAGCTATCCTACATGAATAAGACCACCGAAGAAATATACGAAGTGGGTCTTACAGAAGAAGAAGCGTATTATCTTTGCATGAATGACATAGCCATCGTAGAAAAAGAACTCCTTGCCAACAAGCCAATAGTAAATCAGGTAAATGCTGTAAGACAAATGGTACTTATAGACATGGCATTTAATATGGGTGTTCCAAGATTAATGAAATTTAAGGATATGTGGTTAGCCATAGAAAAAGTAAACTACATCTCAGCTTGCGAAGAGATGATTGATTCTAGGTGGGCAGACCAAGTAAAAGGCAGAGCTATGAAGCTATCCTTAGCAATGAAAAATGGAGAGTGGCTATGACCGAAGAAAAGAAAAGGTGTGACACTTGCACATGCTACGAGTGTGATTGCGAAGAATGTACTTGCACTTGCCACAAAGAAGAAGAGGTACAAGGAGTACCTGTGTAAGTGAATGATTGAGTTTGTACTTGTATTTATGATGGGATTACGAGTTATAGACCAAACACAAACCTTTAACGACATAAATCGTTGTTTATACTTTGCAGAGAGATTACACAGACAACCTTCTGTCCCACAAAAACAAGGACCTAATTTACAAATAACAGCGTACTGTAAACCAGTAAGGAAAAACTAATGGACCCATTGACTATCAGCGTTGCTGTCGGTATTGCATCAAAAGCATTTAGTGCAATTAAATCTGGATTTGCAGTTGGTAGAGATTTAGAACAGATGTCGGGTGACATAGGTCGTTGGATGGGAGCAGCTTCAGATGTGGACAACGCAGAGAAGCAAGCAAAGAATCCGGGAGTGTTTAGTCAAATCTTTGGTGCAGGGAGTATTGAGACAATGGCTTTACAAGCTTACTCTGCCAAGAAGAAACTAGAAGAACAACGTTACGAACTAAAGATGTATTTGAATTTGACTATAGGACCTCACGCTTACGATGAACTTCTAGCAATGGAAGGTGAAATTAGAAAAGAAAGACAACGAACTATCTATAAACAACAAGCCCTCAGAAAACAGATAGGCGAAGGGATAGGATGGTTATTTCTAGTTCTTGTGATAGGTGGATTCTTATTACTATTAGTAGGAGTGTTTTCTAAACAGTCACATTCTAAAGATTGGACTGATCAGCAGAAGTTGTGGCAGAAGTTAATCGTTAAACCAGTTTATGTTACTTGCCGATTAAAGTCACAGAAAGTATGGAAAGATAAGATGGCTTGCATATACGAAGGTGCAAACAAAACTTTCGAGATGGAATTTACTGACATCAGGATAGGTTGCCCTAAGCAGTATAAATGTATACACAACCCTAATTCTAAAGAGCCATCAATAGACGATGTTATGGATAGTTTGAGAAGTATTGCTAAGTGAGTCCCTGCGTAGGTGTCTGTAAGTTAGATAACAATAATATCTGTGTTGGGTGTAACAGATCGATAGAAGAAATAAAAGAAGCTTTTAAAAAGTTAACTAAATAAACTTCTTGCTATTTGTGTATTTTATGTGTATAATTTATACAACAGGGGGTTTAATATGAAGAATTTAGCAGCACAAGCGTTAGCGTTCCAATACAAGTTAATTTTAGAAAATGCAACATCATTAATTAACACAAACAATAGACCACTTGACCAGATAGACAAAGCACTTGGTGACATGGTTTTAGCTAATCAAAAATTGCAACTCCTTAATAAGATTGTAGAAGAGAACAATCCCAAAGAGATTGCAGAAGATTCTGAAAGCAAATAATAAATGGCAAGTTCGTATCTTACACTAGTAAACAACGTACTTAGGGACATGAACGAAGTGGAGCTTACTAGCTCTAACTTTACAAGTTCTAGAGGTGTACAAACTACTGTAAAAGATTACATCAACCGATCTATCTCAGACATTCTTAACTCAGAGCTTAACTGGCCCTTTACTAGAGCAGAGGGTGCAGAAGATGCAATAGCAGGTAAACAGCTATATAGTTTTGCGTCTATCGCTTCCACTCTTAAGTACATAGATTATGACAATGTATTTCTTGAGCCAAAAGATTACATAAGGAACGGTGACTTTGAGATTGAGGGTGCGGCTAGTATAACAAACTGGACTGCAGTATCAGGTTCTCCTGCTGCAAGTTCTAAGTTTGGTAACACGTTGTTACTTACTAGTGCAAAGGCAACACAACAAGTTAGTGATCTGATTGTTGGAAGAACGTACACTATACTTGTTCAAACAAGTGGTTCAACACTTACATTAGATATAGGCACTAGCTCAGGTGGCACACAAACTAAAACATCTGCTTTAACTATAACAAGTGGTAACGAAGTGTTAATATCTGAAGTTACTTTTGTAGCCACAGCGATAACCCACTTTGTTACTTTTACAGAGTCTGCAGGTTCTGCAGCTTTTGTTAAGTTAGTTGAGTTAATGGAGAATGTTGAATCCATACCTCTTAAGTACATATCCTACGAGGAGTACAACGAAAGGTTCAGGGAAAGAGATTCTAGACCCGACACAAATAAGTTTGCCGATCCTGAGTTTGTATACACAACTTACAACGATGAAATAGGTTTGACACCTATACCAGATTCAAGCAACAGAACAATAAGTTTTGATTACTACGTAACTAACACAGCTTTGACTGGTGCAACTGACACAGGAATTATACCTACAAGATTTGAATCAATAATAAATGCTCGTGCAAAGTACTACACCTACATGTTTAGGTCAGATGTACAGACAGCACAGTATGCCCTTAAGGAATACGAAGACGGTATTAAACGGATGAGGGTAGAATTAATAAACAGGAAAAATTACATGAGGGCAGTATAATTGGCTGACTTAAGTGAAACCGCTGCATTTCCATTTGTTTGTGAAGGTGGGTTAGTTCTTAACCAATCTACGTTTATAATGAAACCGGGACAAGCCTTAGAGTTAACTAACTTTGAGCCTGACATTGAAGGTGGGTACAGAAGAATAAATGGCTTTGAGCCTTTTGTTGGTTTTGTTGTTCCACAAACATCAGCCAGTACCGAAGCTGTTCTTATGACTACTGTGTTCAATAACTTTGTTCTTGGGGCAAGAGGAACAAGCATCTACCGTTCTGCTTCTAGCTTACTAAAAACTAAAATAGCATCTGGCGAAACTATGTCTGGATCAGGCGTGATAATTGTTAGCTCTACTACTTCTTTCTCAGCTAGTGGTACATTAATAATTGGGGCAGAACAATTTACCTACACAGGCATATCCACAAACACTTTTACAGGTGTAACTAGGGCTACAAGCAGTACAACTGCTGCAATTCATAAGACTAACGTGGTAGTCTCAGAATCATGGACAAGCATAGATAGTGGCAGAACAAGTGCTAAGAAGTACAACTTTGAAAAGTTTAACTTTGATGGCAACGATAAATTAATACTAGTTGATCAAGCTAACGCACCTACTGTGTTTAACACTTCTGTAGGGGCTACAGATGTAAGCACTAGTTCTGTAGCAGGGGCTAAACACGTTGTAGTATTTAAAAACCACATGTTTTATTCGGGGATGTCATCTACACCTCAAGAAGTAGTCTTTAGTGAACCCTTTGACGAAGATGGTTTTAACGCTGGGGATGGTGCAGGAAGTATTAAAGTTGATGATACTATCGTAGGACTTAAAGTTTTCCGTGATAGTTTATTTATCTTTTGTGAAAACAGAATATTTAAACTTGGTGGTAGCTCTCTAAGTGATTTTGCTATTGTGCCTGTTACAAGAAAAATAGGGTGTATCAACGGGGATACTATCCAAGAATTTGCAGGTGACTTAATCTTCTTAGGCCCTGATGGTTTAAGAACCATTGCTGGTACTGCTAGAATTGGTGACGTTGAGTTGGGAACTATAAGTTCTAACGTGCAAAGTTTATTTCGAGAAAACATAGCTGACTCAGCAGCATTTGAATCTCTTGTTATACCAGACAAGACGCAGTATCGTATTTTCTTTTCAAAAGAAGATGGAGGAGAAAAAGGAACAATAGGTATTATTTGTGTTATGAAGGGTCAAGCTTTTGAGTTTTCTAAGCTACGAGGAATAAGACCTTCTTGTACAGATACCAGTATTCAAGATGGAGATGTGATACCTATTCATGGTGGGTTTGACGGGTTTATATATAGACAAGATCAAGGTGATACTTTTAACGGTCAACTTATATCGGGCAAGTACAGAAGCCCTGATCTTACTATGAATGATCCCGGAATAAGAAAACATATGCAACGAGTCAACATAAACTACGCTCCTGAATCTACATTAGATGCAGACATGTTTGTTAGGTATGACTACGAAGCACAAGAATCAACAAGACCTGCAGCCTATCCTCTTGATAGTTTGAATGTTGCAGGTATATACGGGTCAGTCGTCTATGGTGTGTCCTCTTATGGAGGACCTTCTCAGCCTATCGTTAGAAAAGCTGTAGAGGGTTCAGGGTTTGCTGTAGCCTTAAGGATAGAAGATGGTGGCACAGCCACAGCACCCTATTCATTAAAAGGATTTCAAATGGAATATCAATTAGGAGCTAGAAGGTAGATGGGAGCAACTTATACAAGGCAGTCTACGTATGAAGATGGGGATACAATTACTGCCGCACATACCAATGACGAGTTTGATCAATTATTAGCGTCATTTCAAGCTAGTTCGGGTCATACACACGATGGTACTGCTAACGAAGGTGGCCCTATAACTAAGTTGTTAGGTACTGCTATTACTCTAGGCAATGGTAATGCAGGATCAGATATAGTAATCACCTACGATGGCGAAACCAACGATGGTGTAATGAAATGGATGGAAGACGAGGATTATTTTGAATTTAGTGACGACATACTTATTGCTACTACAGAAAAGCTACAATTTAGAGACACAGCAATATACATCAATTCCAGTGCAGACGGACAACTAGACCTTGTAGCCGATACAGAGATACAGATAGCTGCTACAACTATTGACATTAATGGTGCTGTAGATATTTCAGGAGCTTTTACATTAGCAGGTGTGTCATTAGCTGAAACTATTAGTGACACTGTCGGTGCATTGATTAGCTCTAACACTGAAACAAACATAACAGTAACCTACGATGACGCTGACAATACGTTAGACTTTGTTGTTGGCACACTTAATCAAAGTACG